TCAAAACAATGTATTCATTTCAAGCCGTAACTTTTCTTCATTGAGTTTATCGTCCAATCGCTGCAACAAATGGGAATACTCATCATATATATTACGGACGATTTCAATGGCATCACCTTCATTGTAAGTGTGTGAAGTGGTTACTCTGGCTTTCGCCATTCTACGCCAACCGTCGTGGTCGGCAATCAAGCCATCCTCGAAAGCCTTCTGAAGCGTACCGTTCGGACCTTGCACAAATTCATAGCCTTTGTACTTTAATAAGTCTTGAAGAACCTTCCAGCCAAGTTCGAAAGTATATTCAAATCGCTGTATCAACCCTTCCATTTCCAATTCAGACAAATCATCCGCTTTCTTATCAGATTCTGTTATATCCTGAATACGCTTATTAGCGCGATGAAAGCTGTCGTATCTTTGAAGCCAACGTATATCTTGTTCCATATTAATTAAGATATTTCAATACCCCAGTTTATTTGGTTAAGCAATTCAAGTTTAACTCAATACCCGAAAGAGCTATCTCTGTCTGATATTTCTTTTTTAATTGTTCTTTCATGTCATCCATGTATTTTGGATTACCACCAGCAACAAGCTGTTCAAATTCGTAGGATTTTCCTATCTCATTAACAAGAACCTCTTTTGCTTTTTCTACATTTCCACATGAATACCATTTATAAAATTCAGTCTTAAAATCACAAGACGGTATTGTCATTTTTTCTTTTATCTCATTAACATCTTTGACTAAAAGCAAAAACTTGACAATAATTATAATCAATATTACCAACTGGATAATACCAGCCAACAAAGATATAACTCCAATAATTTCCATAACTTTAAATCATTATTTATTCATTAATACATTAATCAATCTCTCTTTCTCTTGAAGAAGTTTATCTTTCGCATCGATAACTTCTTTCAAATGCTTTATCTCAACCAATGCACTTTCAAGTTTTTCTTTACAATCCAAGTTTAAAGAATCCACATTATTATTCTGACCTAAAACGATACTATTATTTCCTGTATTAGATTGATTGTTATTTACTGAATTATCAAAGAAAATAGTTATTGGAACATTAAAAATAGCAGCAAGCTCACGAAGCAATGAGGTGTTAACATCTTCTTTATCAAGCATATCATATACGGCTTGTTTTGTCTTACCCAATCGTTTTGCCAAATCTGCAACTTCAATATTTTGTTTAAGCATTAACTCTTTGATTACCAACCCAATTTTCATATATTTAAAGTTTTTATTTAATCATATTCATTATTTTCTTGAAAAATATTTCAAGTTTTTATTGTTTATATTTCAAGAAAACATTTAATTTGCACCATAAAGTTAGTGCAAAAGTGCAACAACAGCAAAATAAAGTTGGAATAAAAACAGCAAAATAGATTATTCACTCTAAAAAAGACAAGATATGACACAAAAAGAATTCGAAGAAAGAACAGGATTATCGGTGTCACCTCAATGCTATCATGGCTTGATTGAACCCGAATACATGAACAGCGACCTCGATAAAGACGAGTGGTGCAAACAATGGAAGAGAAAAAAAGGTCTGCAAGTAGCTTACTATTATGAGCAAGGCAGAGCAGAAGAGGCTATTAATCAAGCGAAACAATATAAAGAGCTTTCCGATAAGCGTTCAGAAATCATCTTCGAGCAAGATAAACAGATTTGTCATTTGAATGAGGTTATCAAAGAACGGGGTAAAGAGCTCAACTCCCTATATGAGAATCACAATCTAATGAAAAAAGAAAATGCAGAGCTTAAAGCAAAACTCCTGAAATATGAAACGGCGATGTCTGCTCTGAAAGAAATAATTAATATCTAAAAATAACGAGGGCGAACAATTGCCCTCACAATAATAGAAATATGAGCAAATCAATTAAATCCAAAGCAAGAGTAAAGGTTATTACCGAATTTGGATACTGGTGTTTAGCTGAAATACGAGGTCTGAAAGAGGGAACTGTTTTAGACGGAAGATACAACCCAGTAAACAAAGCATTTGATTTTTCTTGGAATGGTCAGGATGCAATGCTGTGGATTGGTCAAAATGGAGAATTAATCGGTAACGAATCGCAAACCCCAAACAAATAATCAATCCCGACCGGGCTTGACCGCCTTGCCGGGAACTCAGACAATAATATCAGGTATATGGAAAATCAATTAGAAATTATTAAATCCAATCTCCCTTATGGCTATGAGGGGAGCATTGCAAAAGAAGCAGGATGTTCAAAAGGCACAGTACATAATATTCTAAACAACAAGCCTGCATCTGCCCGTTCAGCTTATAAGGCTAAAGTTCTCACAATAGCAACCAGAATGGCTAAAGAAGCCTTGGAAGCCTCAAAAGGAGTTTCTAAAGCGGCAGCCGAATTAGAAACATTGCAAAATGGAACTACAAGCGAACAATGAATTAACCAAGCGTGAAAATCAAATCGCCGGACTTGCCTTTTGCGGACTCGCAAAGAAAGAAATGGCAGACAGGCTTCACGTAGCTTACGGAACTATCAACGTATTGCTCGACAAAGCATACAAAAAGACCGGAACCAGCAAATTAAATGAACTGGGGTCATGGTGGGCTAATAGAGTATTTACTCTAAACATAGATTTTCAACAGCTACAAAAAACGATTATAGCTCTTTGCTTCTTGGGAATAGTAATATTCCAATTTTCAGTAGATAATCATCACGATTATTACTACCGAATAAGAAGAGGAAGAACGCAAAGATACAAGACAGAAGAAATATCTCAACCTAATTATAAACAGGCAGCATAGCATAGAGTTGCAATGTGTTTCAGATAGTGAAGAAAGCTCGTAACCAATAATTAACCAACCTAAGAAACAGCTAAAATGGGAGAAAGATATTTAGAAAGAATTGTAGCAAGCGGCATAAAAATCGGAACGATTCAGACGCTTAAAGCATTAGGGCTACTGCCGGAGGTGGTAACAATCTCCCAAGCAGAAAAGATATACGGACGTCGTCTCATTACAGAATGGCGTAGTAAGGAATGGATAAAGTTTTATCCTGCAAAGAACAAGGAACGCGGCAAGTATTATGTGAAAATGTCCGAACTAGAAACAGCAAGTGCCATGATGGATATTCATAACAAAGTACCGGCCAACATAATCAAAGTATTAATGCAAGTACCATGACTGCAAAAGATATACAAATAGGGCAGAACATTTCAGCCAGATTCTTTTTCCGGTGCGGACATTACGGGGATGATGTGGACTACGCCATTATTACCGGAGTGGTTATACGCAAATTGGAATGCTATAATCAGGTGCTTGTTGATGTCGATTTAGAACAATCGTTTAATAGTCCCGGCAAATCAGTATGGGTACGGTTAGACAAAGCAGATTTTAATATTAACAACTAAAATTCTCATTATGAGCAGTATTATTCAAGTTAAGATGGAAGTGCTAAATGCGCTTCCAGCAACGAAAATTGTCGAAAATGAAGGTGTACAAGCAAAGTTTATTCAAATGTACAATGCAATTTGGGGTACGGATAAGGGTGAGCAGATGTACCACAAAGAAGTATTCAATTTTCAAAAATTACTTCGAGATAACCCCGATGTAGCCACTTCAAGCAAAATGTCCCTTTATGGCTGTTTCCTTGATATCGCAGTTAATGGACTAACATTAGACCAGACAGGGCATCCGCTCTGCTATATTCTGAGCCGCAACTGCAAAACTGGGTACAAAAACGAACATGGGAACGATATTTACGAAAAACGTGCATACGTTTCAGTTACCGGCTACGGTGAACTTACCATGCGTATGCGTGCCGGCCAAATTAAATATGCTGACAACCCCGTCGTCGTTTATGAGGGAGACCATTTCAAGGCATCTTTAGTCAATGGAGTAAAAAACATCGAGTATGAAGCACAATGTCCCCGCACATCAACCAAGGTTATTGCAGCATTCATACGCATTGTACGCAATGATAATTCAGTGGATTATCAATGGCTCATGCAAGGGGATATTGAACGCTTGAAACATTATAGCGAAAAAGCAAATTCCAAATGGAATGAGCAGACCAGACGGAGAGAACTTGGTAATGCCAATGCTTTATACACTTCCAATAATGGCGGTATTGACCCCGGTTTCCTTGAAAACAAAATGATTAAACACGCCTTCGACGCATACCCTAAAGTACGTACCGGAAAATATACCATTATGGCAACCGACCAGGAGGAAGAAGAAATCATCGATTATGGAATTGTGGAAGATGCCAATATTGCACAGGAAGACCCAAACATTCCTTTCGGTGAAGAAAAACAGCTCACCGCACCGGAACCGGTATCTGTAAATGTCAGCAAAGCAGATGAAGAAGAAGGATTCTAACCATTAATACTTAAAGCTATGTCAACAGAATTAATAAAAGTAGAAGAGTTTACCTCTTTAATGAAAAGTGCCCCTGATGCCTTAGGGAAGAACCAAAAATCAATAGCCAACTGTAATTCAGCGGGACAGGCAATCTTAGATATGATTCAAGGAGAAGGTATGACTGATGAACTGGATGCCAAAGCTGCGGAGTATCTGAAGAAAGTCAATGTTACAATTACCAACATGAAAAGCCGTCGTGCGCCTGTCACCCAACTATTCGACCGTATCCGGTCCATTTTCACGACAGATGAAAAAGCTATTGACCCAAAAGACAAATCAACAATTCCGGGCAAAATAGCTGCAGAACGTGACAGATATGCAGCACTGAAGCGTGAAGAAGAAAGAAGGAAGCAGCAGGAAATGCAACGACAAGCCAATATTGAAAAGGAAAAAGGAACGTATCGGCTTGCTATTGAAAAGGCTATCAATACACACATGAGTTCCTATTTTGCCGAACAACAGAAGAATCTGAGTCATATTTGGGAAAGCATTACACTGGCTACATTTGAGCTGAAAGAAAAGAGTATTAGAGGTTGGTCAACTCTGTACCCTCGTGAGCACTTCGACACTTTCAATCAAGACATTACAACTTACTATTTGGACGCACAAACCAAAGAGAATATCAAGGCTGAAATTCTAAGCAATAAATATTCCGCTTTCTCTCAACAGTATAAGTTTAACATGGAGGATTTACGTCAGTCATTTATCGACCGTCTTTCCTCCAAAAAGCAAGAACTTATTGAGGAAGAAGAATTGCGTAAGAAAGATGCTGAAGCTGCTGCCAAAGCGGAAACCGAAAGGAAACAACGGGAAGAAGAGGAGCGAAAACAACGTGAACTTGAAATACAGCAAAAAGAACATGAGCAGCAACAAAAAGCGGAGTCTTCTATACAATCCGCACAAATGAATAGTCTGTTTGCAACGGCTGCCGCTTCTGTTACAACAAGAACCAGCAAAGCCAAAGTGACTGAAAGGATTAAAATACTACACCCTGCCGGCTTCTTGGAAATATATCAGATGTGGTGGATAAATGAAGGTCAGAATCTGACAATAGAAGAACTTGAAAAAATCCACAAAAAGATGATTTCCTTCTGCGAAAAGAAAGCCAATAGCGATGATGAAATGAAAATCAAATCAAAATATATCCGATACGAAGAAGAAGTTAAAGCAGGAAAGTGATGGCAAATCCAGATTCATATTACTTGCGTACAGAAGTCAGCAACTCCGATCTGACAGAACTCAAAAACTATCTTTATCCCCGTACCCAGTATGGGGATAAAGAAAAAGCCTTCAAGTTTGGGACATTGGTAGATGCACTTATTACCGAAAACGAACGGGTACATTATAGTAAGCGCATGGTGGATGATGTAACCTATTCACGGGAAGATTTCGAGTTAGGCCTTGCCATGAGGGAAGCTTTAAGAAAAGAGGCAAGAAAAGACGAGTTCCTTAGAGCCGTTCTTTCCAACTCCGACACACAGAAATTCATGGTAAACAAATCCCAGAGGTTTCTCTACGGAAACTTCGAGTACACTCTTGATACCCGGTGTAAATGGGATTGGTGGTTACCTGGTTTTGGATTTGGTGGAGATTTAAAGACCACTTTTGCAGAATCACAAAACCAGTTCAATGAAGCTATAGATTTTTTTGATTGGGACCGTTCCAGAGCATGGTATATGGATATAGCAGGAAGCCAACAGGACTTTATCTATGCCATCAGCAAGAAGAACCTGAAAATATTCAAAGCATTCATTAGACGAGACGATGATACCTATAAACGTGGGAAAGAGAAATATGATGAATTGGCTTTTAAATGGTGGCAACTAATGGTCTAATTATATTTTATCAGAAAAATGAATAGAAAATTATTAAAAGCATTAGATGATAATGGCTTCGTTACTATTGATTTTCCCGAAGGAAGTGTGAAAGTCAATCCAGATACTTTGCAAGTATATACTCCCAAGGGGTATCCTGCAAAACAAAGGATTCTTTTCGGTTATAAGGCATCAATTATAACCTTCTGTTTAGGAAACAAACGACAAAAGACATACCATCTTTTCGAACACCGATTAGTTGTATATCTTTTTGGTGACGCAAATCACAATGTTATCAGCAAAGTTGCAGGAGGTGGCAGTAAGTATGAAATTATAGATCATTTAGACTCTAATAAGTTAAACAATCTTCCTGAGAATTTGCAAATCGTTACTAAAAGGCAGAATTCTAGTAAAGAGAAAACAATAAAGTCTGGGTTGCCTGTTGGAGTATCTTTAGACAAAAGAAGAAACAAATATCAAGCCAAGATCCAAATAAACGGTAAGAGAAAAACATCCAAATGCTTTGATACACCATCTGAAGCCAGCCAAGCTTATATTGAAATGCTAAATTCTTTATAATATGAACATACTTATCACACCCAAAGAACAAATCTACAAGGAACTTACAGATATTGACTCATTCCTCAATATGACAATGAGCGAAAATGCAGAAGAAGCCGTATTGCGCGGAAATGACTTGGCTGTATATGTCGCCCGTTCAGGCAAGTTATTAGCTGATGCTAAATATTGGCTTAACGAAGCCATGAATTCCGAAACAATGAAAACACTTGCCGAAACAGCAAAAAATGCCAAGGCTACAGCTACGGCAATAAACGCTTTAGTAAACTCCCTTTGCAGGGAAGAACGATATTTGGTCGATTGGTGTGAACGGTGCAATCGAACCGCAACACATCAGCTATCATGGTGCGTGACAGTAATAAGCAAAGCCAAAGAAGAAATGAAAATGGCTGGTATGTACAACAATAACAACAGACAAAAATGCTAAACGACCAAGAAGCACCCAAATACTTGCTTTGGATTTTTATAGCCATTATCCTAATGGGATTAGACGAAAACATCACTGGATTCCCATTCATCATGGGAGCCGCTATAATCATATATCTATTTATTAACATGCTTATTCTTACCTCAAAGGATGAGCCTAAAAAAGAGAACAATGGAAACTGCAAAAATTGACATCAAGCAGGCTGTCATTAAAAAAGACAGATTAAATGTTGTGTACAACGAGCGATTCACAGAAGCCAACTACACAAACAAGGTTACCAAGAATTGCGACCAAATCGTACATTCCGAACTGAAGGAGATTTTTAATCACTTGAAACTGCATCTTGTGGTATTATGCGAGCAACCCGAAGCGGAGAAAATCTACAAGTCAAGTTTTACATCACCGGGCTTTGATGAAACTCTGAATAACTACTTCATTACCGGATATGCCAATGACAGCAACGATGGAGTACCGGGTATAACCATAATGGGAGGCAAATTACTACAATCCGGTAAAATTGTGGATTTGAAAATCTTTACTCCATTCGGAGACGAAGAATATAAATTTTCAGAAGAACTACAAATAGATGCAGCAGCTTGCGATGCGGAAGTGGAAGCATATCTCTTTGAAGAGAAATGGGGCATTAAGCAAGAGCGGTTAGACTTTGATAGCGATATCCCCGATGAAGCTGTTACCGATGCTGAAGAACTTCCTGCAGAAGAAGTAAAGCCTAAAAGAAAAAGCAGAAAGACCAAAACCATAGCTCCTGCCGCTTAATCAAATTCGGGGCTGATTTTTGTCAGCCCCATAAAACTCTAAATTACAAGTCATGATTATAGAATTAAAAGGAAACGTTTTTGAAGTTACTTTCAAGTACAAGCCCACTATTGTTGACAGAATACGTCAAATCACAGGCAAGAGATATGACGGAAGCAGAAAGAAATGGCTTATTCCTGTTTCCAGTCGTGTCGAACTTGAAAAAATGGTCTATCAAATCAGACCATTTGAAAATATCCAATGGGTTACAGGACAACAGAAACAAGAAGAAGAGGAAGAAGTTGCATACAATATACCGGAGCTGCCGGAGCTTGATATTCCCCACTTACTAAAAGTAAACCCATATCCCTATCAATTAAAAGGAATTGCAAGAGGATTACAGCTCAAACGATTCATGAATTGCGACGAGCCGGGCCTTGGAAAGACACTGCAAAGCATTGCAACCATTAATCTTGGGAATGCCTTTCCTTGTTTGGTTATTTGTCCTTCTGCCTTAAAGGTTAATTGGGAAAGAGAATGGCATAAGTTCACAGATAAAAAGGCAATGGTACTGACGGATAAAGTACGAGATACATGGACTTTCTTTTATCAGACTGGCATGTATCAGGTATTCATCGTTAATTATGAATCGCTTAAAAAATACTTTGTACAACGTATCAAAAAAGAATCTGGTTGGACTTTAAGAGATGTGGAATTTAGAAACAGCATCCAACTTTTCAAATCTGTAATCATTGATGAAAGCCACCGTTGCAAATCATCATCCACTCAGCAGGCTAAATTCTGTAAAGGTATATGCAATGGTAAGGAATGGGTCATTGAACTTACCGGAACTCCGGTTGTCAATAAGCCTAAAGATTTAATTCCGCAGTTATCTATCCTTTCCAGAATGGAAGATTTTGGAGGATATAAGACATTCGTCAATAGATATTGCTCCGGTCAGAATGAAGCATCAAACCTGAAAGAACTTAACTATATGTTATGGACTAAATGTATGTTCCGGCGTGAAAAGTCATTGGTGCTGACAGACCTTCCCGATAAAATACGACAAGTAAATACTTGTGAGATAACTAACCGCAAGGAGTATATCGACGCAGAGCGTGATCTTATCATGTACCTACAAAAATACAAAGAAGCGGATGATGAAAAGATAGAGAAAGCATTACGAGGTGAAGTCATGGTACGTATTAATATCCTCCGCCAAATATCAGCCAGAGGGAAAGTACGTGATGTAATTGAGTTCGTAAAAGACTTTCGTGAGAATGGAAAGAAAATCATCCTCTTTTGCTCACTTCACGAAGTGGTAGATCAACTGAAAAGCTATTTTCCTACGGCTGTATCTGTAACAGGAAGGGACTCACAAGATGAGAAACAAAGAGCAGTGGATTTTTTTCAAAACAATCCCAAAACGGATATTATCATCTGTTCCATTAAAGCTGCAGGAGTCGGACTGACCCTAACTGCATCAAGCAATGTTGCCTTTGTTGAATTCCCCTGGACTTATGCTGATTGTTGCCAGTGCGAAGACCGTGCGCATCGTATAGGGCAAAAGGATTCTGTAACCTGTTACTATTTCCTCGGCCGACGTACCATTGACGAGAAGGTTTACCGTATCATTCAAAATAAGAAAGCCATTGCCAAAGATGTTACCGGTTCCACGGAAGATATAGAAGAGAATATCGTTGATATGGTAGCTAATATTTTCAGCACAGATTATGATGATGAAGGTTTCTAAAATAACACCACAACAAAAAATAGACCGGCTGAAAAAAGCCGGCTATCAAGTTCAAGAAAAAGGTAATAAAATCCGCGCCGCTAAAGGTTCTTTGATAATCAATGGCACTATAAACCAAGTACACAAAGAAGTTTTTAACCGATAATTATATTGATATGAATACGTATAGCAAATATGTACCCAATGTTTTTCTCGCAAAATGCAGTGAAAAACACGAAAAAGGAGAAGTTATTGAAGTTACAACCAAATATGGCAAAGAGAATGAATGTATTGTATTCAATCTCATCTATGAACGTGAAGGCTTTTATTATTACTCCATCGTCAGAGCTGACGGATTTAATGTGCAAGAATGGGCCAAACAAAGAGCCGAGCGCCGCCATGATTGGGCCCAGTCTGCCGGACAAAAAAGTAACGAATATTTCAACCGCTCGAACAAAGACAAAGATTTTCTTTCTCTTGGAGAGCCAATCAAGGTCGGGCACCATAGTGAGAAACGGCACCGAAAAGCGATTGATGATGCTTGGAACAATATGGGAAAAAGTGTTGAATTTAGCGACAAGGCTGCCGAACACGAAAGAATTGCCAAATATTGGGAAGAAAAGGCAAACACTATCAATCTTTCTATGCCGGAAAGTATCGATTTCTACGAACACAAGTTAGAGAAAGCGAAAGAATACCATGAGGGATTGAAATCCGGCAAATATCCGCGTGAACACTCCTATTCTCTCGCTTATGCCAAGAAAGCAGTTAATGAGGCACAAAAGAATTACGAATTGGCTAAAAAACTATGGGGAGATTTAGAGAAAGTATAATTGCAAAATTTGAAAATATAAGTATGAAAAAGGTAATTGGGAAAATATATATCTATAAGGTACTACCACCTTATAAGAATTGGTACAGTATCACGACTGATGACGGGCTAAATCGTAGTAATATTGTAATTGTTGGGAAAAAGCAATTATTGAAAGTCGCTTTAGCCTTGATTGTTATGGCTATTTTTAATAAAAGGACTACTATAAATAAATTCAAATCTAATATCCAATGAAAAATGTAACGAAACTCGCTAAAAAGTCCGCAGGGCTTAGCCAAAAATGTTCGATTTGCCCACTTATGCAAAGATGCACTTTAGAAATCCATAGAGCTTGTTTTGACAGCTTTGTAGAGGGTTTCAAGAAAGGGGCCAGAGCTGCAGAAAAAGGAATAAACAAGATGTGCACTTTGAAAAAGTGGAGGATTGATTGAAAGAGGAACTTATAAAGAAAAAACTGCTCGCAGAATTTCGGGAATGGTTCTGTGAAGGTTACTGCCAATTCTACGGAATGGATGACTACTGTAGATGTTGCCCGGTCAAGGATGAAAACTGCTGGTTAAGAGAAGTTGAAAAGCCTGCCGGGAAAAAGGGGAAACGGAAACCCATCCGTTTCTGTGATACATGCAGGAACTTTAAATCGGATGAAAGAGAATTGAATGATGATGAAATGGATAGAGTTGTTGAGGAGTCAGCCAAACGACATTATAGTGACCTTTGTGCGTTAAACCATTCTCTTAGATTTAAAATGCCCAACGAATATAACGATGATAATTGGGGATTTTATTGCAAAGAGTGTAAGGATTACGAAGAAATATAATTGATAATGAAGCGTGAAATAAAAAAGTTCATATAGCATGAAGATAATTGTTAGTTTTTCCGGTGGTAAGGATTCGCAAGCCTGTTTAATCCAGGCTGCCAATAAATATGGAGCCGATAAAATAGAAGCCGTATTTTGTGATACAGGTTGGGAGCATCCCGATACTTATCAACATATTAGTAACGTGTGCAAACAACTTGATGTCAGATTAGTAATTTTGAGAAGTAAGAAATACACTGATTTTGTGGATATGTCTATCAAACGTTCCCGATTCCCGTCTTCCCAAAGAAGGTTTTGCACCTCTGAATTAAAAATAAAGCCGATGATTGATTATATTCTCTCACTTACTGAACCTTGCTTGATAATTCAAGGTATTCGAGCAAAAGAAAGCAAAGAACGCGCCAAACTTCCTTATGAGTGCAACTACTTCGGAGAATATTTCGAACGTGTGAAAATGAATCGTAAAGGAAAGGTTATTGAGGTATGGAAGCAAGATTATCGTAGAAAAGATGTGCTTAAATGGTGCGAACATTATGATGCCAGTGTTTCCCGCCCAATCTTTCAATGGTCAGCACAAGAAGTTATAGACCAGATCCTTTCTGCTGGACAAAATCCAAATCCTTTATATTATCGTGGATTTTCCCGAGTTGGTTGCTATCCCTGTATTATGTGCAGGAAGCAAGAGGTAAAGCTAATTTCGCAAGAAAAGTTTGGACGAAGTCGCTTGATAGATGCCGAACAACGAATGAAAGAAGAAACCCCAAATGGTTCGTCTTTCTTCTCACCGGGCTACATCCCTAATCGTTTCTGTAAAAATAAGACTTATCCAACAGTAGAAGAAGTTTTCGAGTATGTAAACCGGAAAGATGCCGGCATGGATGATATGTTTGAACCTGAAGGTGGATATAGCTGTATGAGCCTTTATCATGGGCTTTGTGAATAAGAAGTTTAATTCAAATCCGAACAAATATGAATAATATATTTACAATTTGCTATTCAGAAGAAGAGGCTAACGAAATTGGACATTTCATAATGTGAAAAGGCTATGAAGGTGTTCAAAATGACAGTTACAGATATTGTCGTGAAGCGATTCGGTGGGCTTTCAGACAAGCTAAAAGACATCATTCAAATTGCATCTACATTGGCGTTAGAGGTTGTCAAATGATTGTATCCAAGAACAAAAGGAGACTTCGCAGGAACAGACTAAAATACATTGAGAAGAAACGAATATTTTACAACTTATTGAGCAGCTATTCAGAACGAATAGCAAAAATGACTAAAGAAAAATGTGTTGTATGCGGAAAAGAAACTGTATCAGTCATTAAGACTGATGCAGGCTATATCTGCTATAACTGTTATGCTGAGCAAAAGAATCCATCCAAAAGAAAAAGGAAGAAAAACAACGAGGAAGAACGTATGCAATGCAAGTTCTTTGAAGAAGTGGGAAAGCTATTCCCTAGGTTGCCCAATAAACTTCTTTTCGCTGTTCCGAATGGTGGAAGCCGCCATATAAGGGAAGCCGCTAATCTCAAACGGCAAGGTGTAACTTCCGGCGTATCCGATGTTATCCTACTAATCCCAAAGAAAGGCTACGCTTCGCTATGTATAGAGTTTAAGACAAAGAAAGGCATCCAATCGGAAGAACAAAAAGAATTTCAAAGGCAAGCGGAAAACTGCCGAAATAAGTATGTTATTGCCCGCAGTGTCAAACAAGGCATTGACGCACTAAAGGAATATCTGCTATAAAGGTGAGGGGGTCGCTATTCACGAGACCCCCTCACTGCTATTTTGAGACTTTTATAAATTCATTGTAATCAATCTTTGTGTTGGGATTAAAATTAACCAATTCCAGTTTATACCCCTTTGTGCCCCAACTCCACCACAAGAATTTTCGTTTTGGGATTCGATGAACAGCAGCCGCCAGACTATCACGAATATTATAATAAACCGTAGAATCCTTGAAACAGGCTATCACATGAGACCATTTGCTATTAACCTCTAAACAATCCGACCTGTCCGGAAGTGGATGCCAACGGTCTGCATAGATTGTTTCTGTTGAATGAATCCCGGTTTTAACCAAAGCCTCAAGATGCTTGTTTTTAATTCCGAGTTCTTTTATTGTTTGAGCATCATCTGCACGATACTCTTTCAGCTCATCAATAGTCAAGTTCAATGCCGATACGGAAACAGCATTTAAACTATCCTGAATTTTATAACGCTCGATCTCTTTATTTAATACAGAAATATTATTTGAATGACGAGCACATTCACTATGCAAACCCCTATTGTATTTAATTAAGATACCAATAACCAATATTAGTATCCCGACAGCCATCAGCATCCACTTCTTCATTTGATTTTAAGATAATTAATAATACCAATAACATGAGTCTCTACAATACTTTTCTTCCCTTCTTCCGATAATAAGAAATCCACATCTTCCATATTATCCTGGAATAAGTTTTCGGTCAAAACTGCCGGACACTTTGTGTGCTTCAAGATGTAGAAGTTGCTTTCCTTATCTGCATCACCGTCTGTGGTATCCTTGCGCACCTTCATATCCGGCAAAAGCTGTCCGGCCGCTGCATATAGACAATCAGCCAGTCTGTCGGCTTTCGTCTGACCTGCCGAAGTCCATGCTTCCCAACCGCGCGCCTGCATCCAGGCAGAACCATTTCCCGCTGCATTACAGTGAATAGATACAAGGATAGTGTCACCGGACTTGTATTCGTTTGCCCTACGACAACGCTCGGATAAGGGGACATCTATTTCCTCTTTGACGATACGTTCGGCATCAACGCCTTGTTTGCGCAATTCCGCTTCCAAACGTACAGCAATCTCACGGGCATACGCATACTCTTTCAATCTTCCGTCCGGTGAACACTTGCCCGGAGTGTTACTTCCGTGTCCGTTGTCAATCAATATTTTCATTCTGCACGTCCTCCTTGAAATATTTGTCATAAACCACACGAGCCACCCATCCGGCAACAACACCGACACCGAATGATACAACAGTAGTCAGATTTACCCAAAACGGAGTGTAGTGCATGTAAAGCATAACTCCCACGATGATAGCGATAACAATCGCTGCAATAATCAGTTTCTTTTTCATTCTGTTACTCCTTATTTATTCATGTTATTAAAAAATTCAACCTTAGCCTCATCAATGGCTGTTTTGATATTGGCATAGGCACGTGCGTTATTGGCGCCGACAGGATTATAGATTTCCGACTCTATTATGTCTGAAAACTTCTTTACCCAATCCGTTGACATAAACTCACTGAGCCTTTTCCCGCGATGAATAAAGTTGTCGAGTTCAATACTCCGCTTCTTGATTATGGCATTACAACGCGTTTCTATCTTTCTTCTTGTCTTCTGCTTATCATCAATATTATTCTCATCACGCACATTGCGGACCAGCCGGCACAGCCTTTCACAATCAAGGTCAAAGAAGTTGTTACAAACCGAATTTATCTGCATCTGAGAAATAGGTTTTAGCCCCTCGTTAATATCAGAAAGGACCTCATTTTGAGCCTTGGTTTCCACGAGCAAATCATTTATCACCTTTTCCTGCCTGGTTATCACATTATCCACCAAATGTTTGAACCATTTGAAAATGAATAGCCACATCACACCGCATATAATGAGGAAGAAGGCTCCTGCAATGGCCACCATGCCAAAATCGCTAATCCCCTTGCCCACCTGAAGGGCAGCATTCACTGCATCCGTATTCATATTTTTGTCATTTTACTTTATGGATAGGTTTATACGAAAAAACTGCTCGACCATCACTTGGACTGTGAATTATTTTATCCCAGCCATACTTTTCCACCAAATTATTACTCGCTTTCATAACTCTTTTCTCCTAAAATATAAGCCAAGAGAGAATTTGAAGCATAAAAAAACAGCCGGAATTCGACTGCTTTAACTTTTAATGATTATCTTTGCAACATCTCACTTACAAACGCAAATTGCTACTAGAACATCAGAGGGTATATGCCCCCGGTTACGTTCTAGTAGCGTCGTGCGTTAATATGTAGGTGAGATGACAATTAACAGGCCGGGGGCTTTTCTGTATTCTTCTCCCCCCCCTTTTTATTCTAAAAAGTAGATTAAAAGCTATCTCGGCACTGTAAAGTTATTGAGGTATTGTTGTATATAATTTTCAGAATTAAAACATCTTGGGTAGAATATCAGTAGATTCCATACATTCTACCCACATTCTACCGGGCGTCTAAAATCAGGTGTGTTTTTCTCCTTTTTACAGCCTTCAAATCCCGAATAATCGTATTAGAAAGAACCTCTGAATACACCTCCGTAGTTCTGACGGAAGTATGACCAAGTAGCTTTTGGACGGTGGTAATCGGAACGCCCTGGTGAACAAGCAGGGTCGCACAAGTATGACGGGCCGTATGATAGGTTATGTGCTTCCTTATTCTGGCAAGGGTAGCCAATTGGGCAAGATACTTATTGGCCTCTGAATTGGGTCCGATTTTGGCAAAATCAGTAACTATATCGTAACGTTCCAATACAGCCAATGCCTTACCTTCAAACAGAAGATGTAACGGAAGCCGAAGTTCTACTCCTGTCTTAATGGACGTGAAGTGTAACCAACGCTTACCGTTTACCTTGATAAAGTTGGCCGGAGATAGCTGGCAAAAGTCTGAGAAGCGCAGGCCGGTGTAACAGCAGAACAAGAAGGCATCGAGTACATGGCGAAGCCTTTTGTCGGAGACCTGCAAGTTCTCCAGCTTCCGCAGTTCATCCGGTGTCAGGAACTCTTTTCGCCCTTGCTCTTGCTTTATCTTGAATTTCCTGAAAGGATAAGCATCAGAGGGAATATAACCCTGATTAATGGCTTCATTCACCAAGGTACGAAGCTGCCGGAGATGCTTGGCTATCGTATTGACACTATTTCCTTTCTCTTTCAAATGCACTTCAAAATCCCTTAAAAAAGTATAGGTAATATCCTTAAAATCTATCCCCGGACGAAATTCCTGAAGTACGGTTATCGTTGTCATCAGGTTCTCTTTGGTACTTCTTTTACGGTCGGATTCCTGCACATAGATTTT